TCCATTGGCTGTTAGCGCTTTTGACTTAAAAAGGCTGAAAACTGCGGCAGATGCGTTCACTAATGTTACTGTAATATTAGGTGTTGCACCCGCATCTTCCGAAACTAATATTGATTTAACAATCGCTGTAGTAACAGCTGGCACTGTATATAATGTTTCATTATCAGTATCCGTTAAATCTATTTTAGCATTTTTATATACGTTAGCCATCTATACTCCAAACCACACTAATGCTTCTGTCTCAGCGCGTAATTGCTCTGGAGTGTAAGAAGAATTTAAAACCTGTATTAACAGATCAATAGTATTAATCATAGAATTAATCTGTGATGGATCATATTCCTGTGGTGCTTGTGGTAAACGAGGTATAGATATTTGTGCCATTATCTTCTCCCATCAGGTCTTACTTCGGCACGGTATGTACCAAAGCGCCATGCATCACCAGTTGCAGAACTTTCTACACGAAGAGCTCCTTGACGACCACGTGCACGTGTATCAATTTTAGTTGTTGAAGTTGTTACGGCGTATGGACCATTTGTTCTTTGTGTAGATGTTGGATAATCTCTAAATTTTAATGTTACATTTACCGTACCAGCTAAGTTTTTAAAATCTGGAATAAATCTTTTTATGGACATTAAATTTTCTCCTGCTTGTGGAATAACAAAATCCCCTGATTCAATATAAGCTGTTATTGCAGATCCTTCTGCATCATTTCCTGTTTCTTGAGAATACATTTGTGTTCTTCCAGCAGTAAGACCAGTGATGGTACTGATTGTAGCAGCGGTGCTACTTGAATCATAAACTGTTGCGTAAGGACTTGAATAAACTCCTTTATCAACCCAACTTGAACGTGCTAAAGTTCCAGTATACCATATTTGATCTGCATAATTATATGTTACACAACGATCTACTATTGTAGAAGATGAAGAACAATAAAACCATGTTACTTCATTAAATTCACCATTTGCTGATGCAAATGTATCACGTTGACTACCTTCAGATATATCCGTAAAAACATAATCTTCCACTGCGCATCGTAATTTTTGAACGGAGCCATCAAACATGAAGAAAGAGTCTTTCCCCATCCAGAAAGCTGTACCATTAATATCAATAGCAGAATTTAATCCTACACATCCACAGTTAGCACCTAGTTGAGAAAATCCAAATGTAAATGGAGCACCAACTAATTGCATTTGATACATCGCAGTATCAGACCATACTAGCACTGCACCACGTGAACGCTTAGCAGCAGTTAATGTACTTCCATCAGTTAATCTTTGTGATCCAGCTGTATTAGTTGCTGTTGGGGTCCAGACATTAATATTTTCCTGATCACACCAACGAATAAACATATTATCCTGTGTTCCTGTACTACCTATAGTAGTCTCGGTTCCAAAACATACCACATGTCGGTCTGTGCCGGAGACAATAGTAAATAAACTTTTTGTCGGAGCAGCGGAAACTGTTGTTGATGTGGCAGCTGTGCCTGTGCCAACGGACGTATCCCAATAATAAAGACCTCCATTTAATTGTTGCGCAATTAAATCTTCGCCCCAGTTATCAAGTGACCATTTTCCTGAATCCAATTGAACCGCTTCAACACCACTTAACCCTGCACGTGATGTACCCCAAGTGGATATATCCCATGCACCAGCTCCCCAACCATAACCGGCTGTAGAAACAGCTGGGTCTGTATTTACTTGGTAAGTAGCATTAGCTGTTTCAGAACCTGCACCTGTACTTGTAGCTGCTGCTTTTGCTGTAATTTGATATTTATTTGTTTGATCTGCGGGAGGAGATGCAGTTGTTCCTAAAGCTGTTATTTCAAATTCACCTTGTAAATTTGCTGCTGTTATTCCATTAACAGTACCTGACACACTTGCAATGGTAACAAAGTCACCTTCGCGTGCACCATGTGTTGCGTCATGAACAACGACATTAGTTGAAGTATTTATTGTTGTAAAATCTGTAATGTTCCCAGTCCCCGTCGCACGTGTAGGGGTTATATCAGCCCACTCATTGTCTACATAAATATAAAGTTTTTTGTTTGTACCTATTGCAAGGTAAGGTGAGCCATCAAGTGATGTCCACGCATGAATTCCACGTGATGCACCTACTAAATAATCAGATGTAACTGTTTCCCATCCACCAATTTTTTCAGGAAGTCCATATCGAAAACGGACCATATCAGAATCAATCCATCTACCTTCCGCACCTGTTGGTGTATCCTGTTTATCTATTCCAGCTTCAAATGGCATATTTACAAGGGGCATTTAATCTCCTATATTGCTGATGCGTAAAGTCTTATCCAATGTGTTGTTCCGTTTATTTTCACCATAATAGCACCATTTTTAGAACCAGCAGTTGCTGTTGATGATGAAATGCTTGATGATGAATCAGAAGCGGATGAACCAGCAAAGTTAATAAATGCTTGGTCCGCGTCACCTTGGTCAAGATCTAATACAGGAATTGCCCCTGTACCACTAGTTTGATCTACTTCTAATTTTGCTGCTGGAGCTGATACTCCAATACCAACGCGGTCATTACCAGCATCTGTATATAATAATGCAGCATCCGTATCACCTTCAAAAACGGCATCAAGATCTGCACCTGAATCATTAAATTTAAACGTACCACCATCAAAAGAAACATTTCCTGTTGCAGTTAATGTTCCATTGGCAGCAATATTACCCATATCAGATCCAATATCAAACATAGTTGATCCATCTGTATAAAGAACATGTTTAGCACCTGATTGTAGTCCTACACCTGTTCCACCAGATGGTTTAAAAGTTAAAGAATAAGAGCTCATTGTTGTTGCGTTATCCACAAAGTACCAAGTACCTTGTGCTGGGCAAACTACGTCTGTATTTCCTGAAAGAGTTCCTGTTAATTTAATGGAAGCAGTATTAATTTGGTTACCAGTTCCTGCTGAACCTGTTGTTAAAGTTTGTGTTGTACTTCCAATGGCAACAGCTTGGTATCCCTTGATGGATGAATCAAGTTTATCCATGTTGTCATTTGTTAAATCTCCCCAGGTTCCAGAATGTGAACCGGAGGTCAATTTATTTAATTGTAATATCGTCGTATCGGCCATGTATCCTCCTAACCTGTATTAACTTCTATCCACGTTGAAGTGTTAGAGTCATCCACTACACTCCATGAACTTCCACCTGTGTCTGGAACACCATTCCAAATTGTTAGTTTAGGGTCCCCTACTGCAAATGTTGCCTCAACTCCTGTTGGGTAAACATTCGCTGTTCCTGTAACTGTAACCGTTCCTAGACTAAATGTCGCAGAGACGCCAGTTACTAGATATTTAAACTCTATTGTAACAGTTCCAATACTAAATGTCGAGGAAACTCCAGTTGGATAAACATTAGCAGTTCCAGTGACCGTTGGAGATCCAACAGCAAATGTTGCTGAAACTCCTGTTGGCTCAACAAGTGATGTACCTGTTACAGTAACAGTTCCTAACCCGAAAGTTGCAGATACCCCTGTTGGGGATATATTAGGACTTAAAATAAAAGAAGGAGATCCTACACTAAATGTCGCTGAGACACCAGTAGGAGTTATAAATGTTTGTACTTCTAAAGGTTCCGCAAAAGCTAACTGCGAGAAAGATGCAGCACCGAAAGTCATTAGTCAGCAGCCTCTATGGTGTTACCTTTAGCAACCCATTCTAAAACTTCTTGATAGTCTGTGTTATCTTCGTTTTTTGGTACAGTTATAATTTTACTATTTGATGAAGTTACTTGATAAGTATTATCAAAAACACCACCAACTTTATTTTTCTTTACATTTGTTATATTATTAATATCTATCATAATTCACTTTCCGCTTTCCAAGTACCATTAGAACTTCTACCATCGCCACCTAAATCACTACTATTAGTTGTAAATCCTTGCGATGAAATTGATGTTCCAGAAATAGAAACATCTGTGGAAGCATTAGTTCTCCATGTGCCTGTTGCTCCATCATTTCCATTATAAAAAGTCATTGTTGGTGCGGCTCTTTTGTAAGTATTATAAGATATTGGAAAATATAAAGGGTGAGACCCAGAAGTCATATCCATTATTACACAAGAATTAACACCGCTTGTATAAGTAGCTCCATAATCACTAGAAAACTCTAAGTATCTTTGACACCTGAATAAATTATCTCCAAAACTTTCAAAGGCGAATGCCGGTAGTGTTGTCGAATTAAATTCTCCAACATTAAGTTGAACACCTGTAATCCAAAAATTATTTGATGTACTATCTAAAAAATTTACTTGATTTGATGTTGCCAATTTATCACTTCCAGCAACCCAAGTATTATTAGTAGCATGAAAATTACTACCAGACACTAAAGTCCAAATAATTCTAAAACCAGAAGCATTAGAATTTACTATTGCACCATTAGCTGCAGTTATCAAAGATGTGCTACCAGCAGTTGGAGATAAATTTATAACTTTTTTCTCCCATGTACTAGCTGAAGAAATTGTATATTCTATCGGACATTCATATCGTGTTCCACTTCCAGCTTCTTTAACAAAAGACATACAGTAAGTGCCAGTTTTAACTGATTTAACCCAAAAAGATAATGTAACATTTTCAGCAGAGGATGTTCCATATTTTAATAATTGTAAATTTTGACCTTCTAATTTTGAAGTAAATATACAATACTGTGCTGCTCCTATTGAAGCATCTGCTGTAGTACAATCAACTTTTAATGATTTACCAAATCCATAACCACTTGGAACATCAGTATCTTGTGTAACTGTTATTGCTCCATCTGTGCT